TGATTATTTGCTGAATTTGCGCCGCGATATTTGCCAACATCTGCATTTCCTGCGTCATGTCGTATTCGTTGCCCACACTTAATCTTATCGTCACGTATTCAACCAGAAAATCATCAAATTCCGTTAACAGAGGCGATTTATCCTGCCACGTCAATTCTTCCACGTCGTCAACCGTGCGGATTGTGTATGGCGTTGGCTCTTTAGGCGTGGGATAAAAATTTATCGTCTGCGAACCCGTTAGATAAAATTCTTGCGGCTCCCCCGTTTTATCGCTCGCTCTGTGAATCGCAAATGCCATTTCCGTTTCATGCAACGCTTTTTCCGGCTTGCCTACAGTCACGTTGATAATTTTCATCGGGCGCGTCTCCAGCGTGATTGATTTTATTCCCGCCGCCAATGTGCCGCTGTGTTCAGTCATCAGCAAGGCGGGGCGAATACTTGCGATTGTGCGCCGAATAAATCTTATCCCGTTATTCAGACTATCTAAAATTTCCTCGTCCTCGTAAGTTATTTCGTCTATATCGTGCAAGCGATACCTAATCCGCCTTGCCAATGCCTGAACGCTTAACATTTTTAATCACCTGCCGAAGAAGTCAGCACGTTGATACAGCCGAAGTCCGTTAAATTCGTGCCGTCGTATTTAAATTGCGCTTTCTTCAAGCCGAACATACGGTCAATGCTGACGCCATATTGGTTGTCAAAATCGAACGTTTTTTCCGTCCAGCGCGGCGCGGTACCTTCTGCCATAATTGCGGCTTGTGCGCCCAAAAACAGCGCGTGTCCTACCGTCGCATTGCTGGAGCCGCTATTCGTGCGCGGAACTCTCAAGCACTCATGAATTACCACTCCTTCATAAATTCCCATTGCACCGCTAAATATTGGATTCTTTTCCCCACGAATATTTGCGTGTTCCTGCGCCTCTACCCAAAGCGGGTCACGGCGCAAATCTCTTGCTTGGTACGGGTCGATAATCATCACGTATGTTTCGCGCCCGTCAATCATTATCGGTTGCACGGCGGTTAATTCATCTGCCTGCGCCAAGCGGCGTGCCTTGCCGATTAGGCTTGCAGTGAAAGTATCTGCCGCTGTGATTGTATTTTCACTTGTTGCACTGCCGCCGAAAAGCATACGGTCTGCAGTTGGCGGCTCAATCGTGTAGGGAAGTTCAACGCCGGTTGTGTAAAACGGCGGATTCGTGCCCGTGAGTATCGCAAAAATACTCAAATCCAGATAACGAGCAAGCCAGCGCGAAAGAACTTTGCTCATATCCTTTCGCATGTTCTCCTGCGTCTTTTGCTCCTCGAAACGTCCTGCGAGCCTTACTGCATTTCTCACGCGGCTAAGATAAACCGTGCAGGAACGGTAATTCATTTTTTCTTCGTTACCTTCCATTGTCTTATCTTCTATGACGCCCGCGCCGTTTAGCGGCATAAGCAAGGAAACTTCAATGCTTGTGCCTTTGCCGCGACTTAAGTCCTCTTGAACTTGAATTATATTCTCGCGTCCTGTGCCCATGAATTTATCAAAGTAGCTTTCTTTCTTGCCAAAATCCCAACAATTTTTTGCCCATGCTTTTAAAATCAGTGCGGGGGCAACCGTTGTGTTTCCAAAAGTCGGTTGGTATGCCATTTTTTATCAATCCTTTCAACTCATGCCAAGTAAAATTCTGCGTGTTTTCTCGTCAAGTTTAGTGAAGTCGCCCTCAAGCAATTTTTCAACGTCGCTGTTACTAAGTTGCCCGTCGCCAGCAGTCGAAGAGCCTTTAAGCTGGTCGGCTCGCGGCAAAGTAGGCTGTTGTGTTCGCGTGGTGTTCTTAGGTTTTGCGCCACGTGTACGATACGCCGCCTTTGCACGCTCATAATATTTTTGCACAATGTAAACTTCTGCGGGCGAGGCAGTTTGCCGTTCCAAGCGAAGATAAGAATTTGCAATTATTCTTTGCTCCTGCTCCGAAAGTTTCTCGAAAAATTCATTGGTCGCGAAGTTTTGAACTTCCTTGAAGTCCGGCTCCGCGAATTCTTTTTTGGCGAACTCGTTATAAGAATTAACCGCCGCCGCGTGGCTTGCATAAAACTGTTGCGCTTGCTGTTGTTGCGCCGCCTGAAGTTGAGTTATCGTGTTGTAAACTCGGTTCTCGGCAATTCTTTTCGCCTGATTCCACTGCGAGATACGCGGGTCATCGTCGTCGGCATAATCCAAACTTGCCACGTCGTCTTTGCTCATGCCCGAAAGTTTCATGGCTTCGGCTGTTATAGCGTTGTCAATCAGTTTTGCATTTTCTTGTGTAAGGCGCATTTGTGGCGGTTGGAATTGCGGTTGCGGCGGTTGAGTAAGCTTTTTGTATTCGGCAATTTGCGCGTCGAGTTTTTCTTTTTCGGCAAGCAGAGCCTGATATTTTTCGCGAGTGATTGTTTCCTCTGAAGGTTGCGGCTTTTGCGTTTCTTGCGGCTCCTCTTGCGTTTCTGCTTGCGTTTCTGCTTGCGTAGATTCCCACTCGGCTAAAGCTTCGCGGGCGTATTCTTCGGGCAAGCCGCCTAATTCTTCGGGCAACGGCTGTTCTTCCGCTTGTGAACTTGTATTTTCTTCTGCTTCTTCGTTGAAACGTTGCAAATCAAATTCCATTGCTCTTTACCTCCGTTTGCGAAATTCTGAAAAGTTCTATTATCGAATCCAAAGTTTTTTGGCTGTCGCGGCAACGTCCCGCCCGAAAGTCTTCTATCAGCGTCAAGCCCAATTCGTACACCGCGTTTTCAAATTGCTCCCGTTTAGTTTTTTTTGCTTCTGCCATAAAAATCACTCCACAAAGCAGAAAAGCCGCCCACAATAGACGGCTTCTGCCGGAAAAATTTTAGTCCAATTCTTTTCCCGTACTTTATTTGCTAACTGCAGTTCTCCAAACTTCATAAATATCTACCTCCAATTCATAAATATCTACCTCCAAAAATATTTAAACCGCCGGTGCTGTCCCGCTTAAAAACGGTTGCGCGGCGGTTTGTTGTTGAATTTGTTGTTGCTGAATTTGTTGCGGCATTTGCATTTGCTGTTGCATTTGCGCGGCTAATTGCGGTGCCATTTGTTGAATCATAACCTGCAGGAAATGATTCGCCACTTCCCACGGGATTAACTCTGCTTTTGCCGCCATTGCGAATTGAATCGGGAGCGGCGCGTCCTTGAACGCAATTTGCATACGGAAGTCCGCATTTTTAATCCGCTCAAGTTCCATTTCATATTGCTTTTGAGCTTGTGCTTGTTGTTGCGCTTGCTTTTGTTGCTGTTGCCAGCGCATTTTTATATCGTTTTTCTTAGGCAAGTCGCTCAAGTCAATTACCGTCTCGAAAATTAAATCGGCAGGGATTCCCAGCTTGCTCACCGCGTCAACTAGGCTCCACAACTGCGCTTGCCTTAATGTCGTGGAAGATTCAACGTCACTGACGATAATATCAAACTCGCCCTGCGATAAATCATTCAGCGTTTTTACTATCGTACCCGCTATCGGGTCTTGAACTGCAACTTGCTGATTGACGGGGATAAATTGTTGCCCGTTTTCACCTTCTACGCGGTAAACTTTTTCGGCGGTATAGAATTGCGGAATAACTCCCGCGTGCCCGCGCCTACCCCAAAGCAGATTTGCTATTTTTTTCTTTGCACGCCTTAAGCTGTCAAAAATCGTAGCCAAATGCGTGACGGCTTGTTTCTGCCGAAGTTCTATTGCCCTGCCGCTTGCTTGACTTGGTATTTCCACTCCCAAAAGGGATTCGTTTATCCCGCTTATCGCTCGCAAATCATCTGCCGCTTGTTGCTCGGCTTGAATTATTGCGGCGGGCGGATTTTTCGGCTCGCGTTCCAGAACTTTTGCAATCCCGCCGGGCAAAACCTTTTGATAATGCCCTGGCAATGAATTTTTTCTTTTGAATTCGGATTCTTGTTCGGGTGTCATCGCTCCTTCTTCAATCCAGCCGCCGCCGTTTGCAGACGTATTGAGCAGGTGCAATTCTTGAATTCGCCGCTTGTTTACTTCGCGTTGCGGGTCTTTCATTGCTCGCACGAAACCTGCCGGCGTGTCGCCTATCCCGTAATAATGATAAATCATCGGCACGTAGGGAAATTCGCCGTGCTGATACGGGCTTGTTATTTCTTCCAAAAGCGTCCTGTCAAAAAATACGCAAAGTTTTACTTCGGTGAAAGGAATATCGCGGCTACTCACTATTAATCCTAATTGAATCATTTCCGGCGTTACTTGTTCTTGCGGAAGTTCTTGCCCGTCCTGCGTGATAAAAACCGTTCGCTGGGTTCGCTCCTTGTACCAACATTCAACCACGCGCACTTTTTTTAATTCGCCCGAATAATACAGCGGGTCAATTTCCTGCCGCTCCTCGTTTTCCCGCTCCGCAGTATCATACACCGCAAAATTATTTTCTATTGCGTCGGCGTGTTCAGGATAAACTTGCTTCAACTCGTCCTTGCCCACCCATTTCGCCCGAATTAAAAACTTTGCGTCGGAATAATCCAACTCGTGCGCTTCGGGGTCTACGTACATTCCAAACGGGTCAACGCGCTCAATCGCCGCCTCGCCGTCATTAATCTCGTGGTCAAAATTATATCGCACGCCAAACCAGCCCAGTCCGCCTATCGCGCAATCCAAAAATACTTGCGATTCCACCGCGTCATAGTCGCACCTGTCCATGACGTACTTTGTTATTCCGCGCCGCACTTGGCAAAGTTCCACGTCGTCTGAACTTCTAGCCAAAAAATCTAAATCATAGCGATTAAGACGTTGGTAACCGCTAAGAATATTTAAAAGTGGCAGGATTCTGTTAATTACTATGGCGGGGCGGTGTTCTTCGCGAAAAATTCTAAGTTCGTCGTCCGTCCACTGCTTGCCCGCCGTGAACTCAAAATCTTCGCGGGCTTCTTCTCGCCATTTCCTGCCGCCGTCCACCGCCGCCTCAAACCATTTGCGGCACTGCGATAAACTCTGCGTCGGTTCAGGCAATATCCGCGTCATTTCTTCTTCCAAAATATCACCACCTTAATACGTCCACGCGGAACGTTCCGTTTCTTTGCCGCGCCACCTTTTTTCCGGCTCCGCCTTTTTCCTTACGGGCGTCCACGGGCGGCTCATGCAACCATAGGCTATTGCGTCGTAGGCGTGGTCTTCGGCGTTTGTATCGGGCAATTCGGGCTTGTGTTTATCGTGCCCTATCATCGGAATT